CGCGGTATAGTACCACCGGCGCGGACGACCGACGTCATAATGCACGAATCCGGCATAAAGCGAAAGTCCGCCGTCTTGGATCTTCCCGGCTTTTATTAGTTTCTTGATTTCCGCGTGTAGTTGTTTCGGCGTGAGTGTTGCCGCGACAATGTCGGCAGCTTTCGCGTTTAAGTGTTCGGAATTCTTCGCGCCTTTGACCTTCTTGTTCCATGTAGGCGTTCGGTATCCGCTAAGGATCCGCAACGGTTGACCGATGTGATCACGGATCACTTGCAGATTCTTGACAAGTGTTTTCACGTTGTCGATCTTGGATTCCGGAACCGGTGTTCCGTCCTTGCACATGAATTCCGACAAATAGAAATTTTTACTGAGTTTCATCGTGATATATTTTTAATAGGTGATTGACGAATTCGATGCCTTCACGACCATCGAACAAATTGTGAACTATGAACATTTCGCCATTCGGCACGATCACGACGCGCGGTCCACATGCACACGTCGAATCGAAATCTTTATGCGGTTGAATATCATCAACCGGAACCACGCACCACATAAATCAAAATATTTTCGGGATCCGCCTGGAAAAGTACCACGCAAGCAATATCAAAACGATCGGGATCAACATGATCAAGGTCCGCTTGGTCAGTTGCTTCCCGAATTCCTTCGTCTGGATGATCAATTGCGATTGTGCGTCCCGCAATGCCGACTTGGTTCCATGTAGTTCCGCTTCCAAGGCGCGGGATCTGGATTGTTCCCGGTGCAATGAATCGCGCAACACATTCGTCGCACGGTGATCGATCACAATTTTTTCTTGGATGATCGTCCGGTCAATACATGGAAAGGTGTCGTAAATGACCGACACTTTCGATCCGGAATCGCAAAGGATCTTCCGCAAGGAATCGGCGTCCAATTCTTTCGCCACCGGCGCGCGTTCCGTGATGATCGTGTCGGAATTGAAAATTGTGTCGTTGAAACAAGGATTGAACCGCAACCATAGTCGTCCGACGTGATCGAACGCGGTGTCGTTGAATGTGACGGTTTTGACCGCCTTTTGAATGCGGCGTTGTGGATCGCATCCCGTAACGACAAGGACCGCGACCATCATGATCGCGATCCATTTCATTCGGATAGCTGCACCGGTGATCATCTTCGAATTGTTGTTGATCGTTTCGGTGCGTCCGGCGTCTTTAGTTGTTGAACCGATATTTCGCCGGTCTTCAATTTCACATTCTTTCGCCGCACCAACCAAGAAAAGACGATTGGAGCAAGCGCGGTGACAAGACCTAGCCACATCGTTAATTGTTCCGGCGAAAGCCTTCCCGCCGACACCAAGATCGAACCGATGGATCCGACAACGTGCCGGAGTGCGCCGCCAAGACTTTCTTCCGTGACTTCTTTTGCAATGAAGGACCAAACGATTGAGATCACCGAAAGGATCGCGCCGCCGATGATTTCCACGGTGTTCGAATCAAGCGGATTTCCGAACAAGGAAATGTTCTTTCCGATCAACCATCCGCCGACAAGCGTGAACACATATCGAAGGACCGTTTTCAATGTTTCATTCATGTTTCAAATTTTAAGGTGAAAAAAAAAATATTTCATCGGTGATCGTCGCGACCACGCGAACGGATCTTGTCAATCTGCTTTTCCAAATCGTCGAACCGGTGTCCGACACGTTCATCGATGTCTTCGAAACGATCATTCACGCGGTCGATCTTTCCTTCGATGGTTCCCATCCACCGGGATTGAGTGACGCGATATTCGTTTTCTGAATCGACGATCTTGCGGACTTCCGATTGAACCGTCCTTTCCACTTGTTCCGCTTTTAGACTTGCGCTTCGCGCTTCATTCTTCGCTGAATTGATGTCGGCGGTGATCTTGTTGATCATCCAGATGATCAAAAAACCAATCACACCGATGATCACCGCACCGGTGATCAGATTTGCGATCCAGACGTTCCCGGTGTCCGCGACATCCGAATCGATTTGTTTTTGCAGTAGATAAAACATGATCAAGGTGTCAGGATTTTTTCTTCCGTTGCAATGAATCCGCCGCCGCTTTTTTATTCAACGAATCAAGCGTTTTCAATTGAAAGTTGACTTGATCGACGATGAATTTTTTCGCGGCTTCGACCGTGGTGTGTGGCGCGTTGGATTGGTTGATCACTTGAACAACAATTTCCCAATCTTGGATAGTTCCATTGACGGCGAAGACCGGCGTTTGTTGTGTAGGTGCTGACGCCTGGAACGCGGTGATCATTGCGACGATAGCGATGAACAAAAGTTTTTTCATGATTTCCATTTTTTCATTTTTAAAGTATTAACGGCGCGGATTGACCGACATCCGTCGTTTCTTTTGCAATTTCGCATTATTCACGCGAAACTTCCACTTTCGCCATCCTTTCACATTTTCCGGTGTGGATCCACCGCCGCCGATCCAATCGGTGAAAGTTGGTGCGGTCGGAATCAATGCACAATTCGTCGTATAAGTGAAGTCTGAAAATTGCGGTTCGCCTTCGTGACGCGTACCGACACCCGCCGGCGAACCATCGAACAAGGTATTGTTGCAGATGATCGATGTGCCGCGATCAAAAGTGTTGTAAGTGTCATACCCCCAAACATGATTTCCGCCGACATTGATGCCGAACCGATTGCCCCAAACGTAGACGGTCGATGAATCCCATTCCGGACCGCGATCGTTCACCGATCCGAGTGGTCCCCACGTCGGACGGTTGTCCAAGAAGACGTTCGACGGATAGGATGCAACTTGTCCCGGATACATGCCCGGATTGATCCACCGTTCATCATTGTAAATATATCCCGTATATGCACCGGCGATCGAAGGAAAGCGCGGAAGGATCCCGGCGGAATCACCCCGGTTGTTATACATCCAATTTTTTTCCACGCCAAGACATCCGAATGAATAAAGAAACGTGCATGAAATATAGTTGTCGTGCATGTATGCGCGCGACGTCAATCCACCGATCCAAATTCCGGTTCCTTGTTGTTGGTTTTCTTCGTAACCGGCACGACGAACCACATTCCGCGCGATTTCCTGATATCCGGAATCTGCGCCGCCTAGCTGAATCGCCGAACGATTCGCGGAATCACAATACACGTTCAAGATCCGGATGTTCGAAAGACGCATTGGAATCAAATGGACCGACACGCCACGCGGAACGGCTCCCGAATATGGACGGGATCCCGCGCGCGGTTTGCGTGCCGTTGTCTTCGTATTGACAAGCATGGAAGGAACATCGCCACCGTCCGGGATGAACACTTGCATCGTCGTCCGTTGTGCCTTACCATCGACCACGCGTGTCGCGCGGACGGTGCGAAGGCGTGAAGATCCGGAAAGCGTTGACGCGCATTCATACGTCCGATTCCCGACCGGATCCGTGTTCCCGGCATAGACGCCATCTTGAAAGATATTGTATGCGTGGACGTTCTGAATGGTGATGTGGTCCATGGACCATTTCGTCCAATTCAAGGAATCGCCCGCCGGCGGACATGCGGGATCCTGTTTGATCCAGGCGATGTATGTTTTTTTATAGACGCGAAAGTTTTCGATGATCACATATTTCGATCGACCGCCAACAACGACCGCCGGTTGTTGCACGTCTTCCGTCGAATTCGATGCGTTGGTGTTGGTGATAAAGAATCCGTATGTCATCGATTCCGTGGACAATGTTTGATTGTTGAACGTCGGTTTCGTCACCGTGCCGGATCCGGGACCGGTTCCGGTCATCTTCACAAAATGACAATGTTCAAGATTGATTTGATCGCGGATCACCGGGATCCCGTTGTTGATGATCACGATCGGACATTGTTGCGTCCCGCGCAAATTGTAGATGTAGATATAATTCCATGTAGGATTTGCGCCGCCTAACGCCTGACGAATTTCAATCGTGTCACCGGGAGCGTACAAAGATCCGTTGATGATCTGACCATTGTCACCCGCCGGCAAAAACGAATATTTTGTCCCGGCACATTGCGCGATCGTGATGGTGACGTCGTCCGTCGATGTAGACGCATTTGCCGCCGTCGTGGTGACACGAAAGACGTGGACGCCGACGGGAAGGTCCGTCACGGTCGTCGATGCCGAATTCGGGCTTGTAATGACGCCACCGGAGCCTTCAAGACGTGTCCATTGATAGCCGGTGATCGATGTGGATCCGGGCCACGAAAAGGATGCGTCTAGTGTGACGGTCTGACCTTGCGGTTTTGATTGGTCGCCGCCGGCGGATGCGTGCATCAAGTTCACGCCGGAAGTCGGGATGATCTGGATGAAGTCGACATTGAATCCGTCAGTCACACCGGACACGCGCATCGTGCGCGCGCCTGACGTGATGGATCCCGTGATCGCGGATGTCAACACATAGGTCGTCCATCCGCCGGTATTATTGACGGTCGCCGTTCCAATCTGAACGCCATCGATGGACACGCCGACGGTCTTTCCGCCGAATCCAGACGCCACGCGCAAATAAATGTTGTATGACTGCGTCGAAGGAATTACAATCGGATATTCCATCCAATCGCCGGCGTCAATATAGCCGACGTTTTTACCGGCAGATGTGCCGGCGGTCGTTTCCACTTGCACGCCGATAGCGTCGGAATACGATTCCGCTTCGACGTGGATCATTTGTGCGTCCGCCTGGAAAATAGCAAGGAACGCCAAACATGACAAGATTTGTTTCATCGCTTTTCGCTTTTGATGTTAGTATGTGTAAGCATTGACGACCAAGGATCCGACGTCCATGGTGTGACCGGCGGTCCCGGTCTTGATGACCACATGTGTCGTCGCTTGCGCCACGATGCGACGTCCGCCGCCGGAAAAGGATCTTGTTTGATCGTTTGCCCACACGACCGCGCCGGTATATTCGAACAATGGTTGCGCCGTGGTTGATGCCGGATCGAATGTTTTGATTTCCACGTTCATCGTGCGTGACGTCACATTGTCGGATTGCACTTGTTTCATGATCACGATCGCGTCATCGGTGTCCGCACCGTCCGCGCCGCCCCATCCATAGCGATAATTCCAACCGTAATCCGACGCGCCGGCGTCGTATGTGGTTCCGCCATCATCCGACACCCGCATTTCGATGTCGGTCCATTGGTCCGTTCTGACGCCGTTCAACAGGATTTCAAATCGCTTGTAAGTGCCGGACCATGTCGAAAGCGGAATGACAATCGTGTCTTTATTGGAAAGGTTGACGCGTGTGTGAACAACGACACCGGCGTTCGCTTCTTCAAGTTGCGGTCCCGAATTGACGACCATGAATCCAAGGAAAGTTTGTCCAGACGATGTAAGTGCGAGTGTTAGCGCAAGAAGGAAAAAGATCTTTTTCATGTTGCTTTTTTTATTTGTTTAAAATTACTTGAATTCGAAGATGATGATGACACCGGCGGTCCCTGCTCCACCGGCGCGCGCTTGGTTTGCGGTCGACAATGCACCGCCGCCGCCGCCACCGTAGCCGGTCGCCGCATTTCCTGCCGCCGCCGCCACCAATCCAAGACCACCCGCGCCTAAAACAGACGAACCGCCATTCCCGGAAGTGCCGACCGTGCCTGATATACGAATCCCGACGTCACCGGGTTCGCCGCCACGATTGACATCGCCGTTCGTGGATACCGTTCCACCCGCGCCGCCGGCAACACCCGCCGCCGTGGTTCCCGTTGCTTGAAATCCGCCGCCCGAACCACCGGGAGCCGTGTATGTTGTTCCGCCGATGGTGATCGTGGTATTTCCGCCGTTGCCGCCATTGCTGCCCGTTGTTGTCCCGGCGGTTCCGGCTGCGCCGATTGCGTATGTGTAAGACGTTGCCGATGAAATGCCGGTCAAGAATTTTTCCAGATACGAACCGGATCCGCCGCCACCCGCCGCCGCGACGGAACTATTCGCACCGGCAACGCCGCCACCGCCACCGCCACCGCCAACCATGCGGATCCAAATTTTTGTTGTCCCGGCGGTCGGAGTGTAGGATGTTCCAGATGTCAACACACGGATCCCGATGATTTGACCTTGCGCCGCCGCGATCGCGGACGTGTTGGTTGCGATCGTGGATTCATTCGCCGCCACGCGTGAAGGAATGTTCGATGAATGTTGCGCGTGAATAACACTTGTTATCAACACACATAAAGCAAAAAAGACTTTTTTCATATTGCTTCAAATTTTAGTTGATGATTTTCCATGTGCCGCCTTGCGCGACGATGTGAAGGACCGAATTCGCCGGAATAGTCGTCAACGCATTATTCAACGCATTGACCGGTCGGTTCGATGCACCGAAATTCCACGCGGATCCGAATCCATTCCGGATGATGATTTCGCGTCCATCCTGACCGGTTGCCGATGCCATGGTGAACGTGTTGGTCCCTTCCGAAAGTTCGATGTAATGGTCGGTCGCTTGCAACGTGTAGTCCGCCGCCGGAATGGATTTCACCGCCAACCGGCGCGCGCCTTCCGTGGCGAAAAGTGTGGTGACAAGTCCAGATCCGCCGCCGTTGAACACGACACCCGGATTCCCGGTTCCATCGTTCAATTCAAATTGTCCGGTTCCGGCGTCGTTGTAAAGTGTCCCGATCGTGGTTCCGCTTTGCTGCAAATTGATCGCCGTGGTGAAGGTGTTGCCGATTGCAAGCGTTTGGGCAAGCGATTCGCCGCCACCGCTTCCGGCGTTGGAGTTGACGAAGACGCCGTTTTGATAGGTCAAGACCTGACCGTTCGTCGGCGATGTAAGTGTCACGCCGACCGATTGTTGCCATCCTTTGACGCCGGTCGACGGATCGGTTCCGTAGACCTTCGCGTTTCCGGGTGCGGCGTCGTCGTTCAAAAGTTCAACCGTGCCGCCATTTTCGTCAAGTGACTTTTGGAATGTATATGTCGATCCGCCGCCGCTTGCATTGATGACATACGGTGACGCGATCGTTCCGGAACCGGTGACGGTGACATTCGTGCCGGCGGAAATGTGACCGGTGATGTTTGCGATCTTGGCGTTCCATGTGGAAATATTTCCGGAAGTGATCCCGGACGCCGCCGATGCGGTGAAGATCGGATCCGTTTCCGCGCCGCCGGCGGAAGGTGCGACGTTGACGAAGATCCCGTTTTGATATTGCAAGATGTCGCCGTTCGCCGGATTGGTGAGTTGCATCGTTGCGGATTGCTGCCATCCTTTCGTTCCGGACGCGTTGGTTCCGTAGACGTAAGAATTTCCAGGCGATGCGGCATCGTTGTCAAGTGTGACGGAAGATCCGGAAAGGTTCAACGATTGGTCGAACGTGTAAGTCGATCCAGATCCCGACGAATTGATCACATAAGGCGACGCGATCGTTCCCGCACCCGTGATCGTCACATTCGATCCGGCGGAAATGAATCCCGCGATCGATGCGATGTCGAAGGAATAAAGAACCGCCGTGTCTTGCGTGACACCGTTGAATGTTCCGGTTTGCGGCGATCGTGTCACGCTTAAACGTGAAGATCCTTGAAAGCCTTGCGCGATGCCGACGGCGGTCGTGTCATCCGGGAAAAAGAATGTCGAATCGAATTGCACCGGCGACGTGACGACCGAGTTGCCGATGTAAAAAGACGAACCGCCGGCGGATGAAGATCCCGGCGTTGATGTGGCATCAAATGACATGCGACCATTTGCATCGACGATCACATTTCGCGTCGTGCCGGTTGTCGCCGGCGGCGTGCCGTCCGTGTCAAGCGATGTAAATACGTTGTAATCGGATGAAAATGTTGTCGGTGTTCCCGCTTTCGTCTGGAACAACAAACCTTTGTCCGCCGTGTATGCTGATATGACGAATTGTTCGGTGATGGCGGATCCGATCGATTGCAGAAAATGGTATCCGGCTAATTCAACGAATTGGATCCCGTTGCCGGATCCGAACACCATGCCGATCCCGTTGTTCGCATCGTATCGAAGGGAAAGGCGGTTTGAATTGGTCGTCGTGCGAATGGAGTTTCCGATCCGGATGTCACCATTCACTTCCATCGGATAAGTATTGTTAGCCGTGTTGACTTGAATGCGCGTGTCGGCGCGCAAGGATCCAGAAATCCAGGCGTCGGCGGTTTGTGCGGATGCGAATTGATTCTTGATTGCGGTCGGATCGCTTTCCGTGTAAGTAAGTGACAACGTCGGCGTCGTCGTGGCGTTGGTCACGGTTCCGGTGAATCCGTTGCCGTTGGTGAATCCGAACGATGTGACGGATCCCGTGCCGCCGGTGTTGAAAAGTGGCATTTCGGTCCCGGCTGCATTCTTGAAGTATGGAAGACCGTCATTTTTGACATAATACACACCCGCCGGCGGTGTTCCCATGGTTCCGGTCGTCGTGTTGATGTAGTATGCGTTCCCGTAAAAAGCCTTTTGTGTTGCCACATTTTCGACGAATGTTTTTTCACCGTTGACGGTTTGATCGCCGGTCAACTTCACCGCCGTCGGATCGGATTCCGATGTCAGGAAAGACGGCGCGTTCGTGATGTTGTTCCAATGAACGGACGCTTGTCCCGACGTTTGAAGATTCGTTTTCGTGTAGTAATTCGGCGCGGCAGCTATCCAAACCGGATCCGATTCGGAAGTGATGCCGGGAGCCGGACCGGTGATGACGTAAGGCGATCCGCTTGTCCCGGATCCCGTGATCGTGATGTTCGATCCTTGCGTGACTAGACCGGTGATGTTTGACAATTTCGAATTCCACGTCGATATATTTCCCGCCGTGATACCGGATGCGGCAGATGCGCCGAACACCGGATCGGATTCCGTTGACAACTTGTTGTTGAAGTTCGTCCAATCGGACGACGACAACAATCCGCGATTCGATCCGGACGCCGTCGGGATGTTGAATGTATGGACGCCGGATCCCGCGTTTGTGGAAATATTGAAGTCTGTTCCCGCCGATCCCGTTTGAAATGATTGCGCCGACACCGTGGATCCATTCAGATCCGTAATTCCGCCGCCACCCGCGCCCGTTTGATCCGCCGCGTTGGTCCAGACCGTGCCGTTAAATTTCAAGACCTGACCATTTTGCGGATTGGACAACGACACGTCGGAAAGATTTGCAAGAAGTGTCACGCCGCCGGCGTTAGATCCCGCCGGGACTGCCCACCGGATCGAACCTTTCCAGAATACCAATGAATCGCCGCCGGCATTTTGATAAATGGTGTCAACCGCGAAGGCGAATTCCGTGGTCCCGTTCCACTTGTTTCGAAGGAATGCGCCGGTCCGCGATCGCGTTGAATTACGGATCAACAATTCAGCATTCCCGCCAACTTTTTCCAGGCGGATCGAATCGCCGCGAATCGGAACGATCGATTGTGCGTCGGCGAATAATGACATCACCGTCAACACGAAGACCAAGATTTTTTTCATACGAATTTTTGTTTTCTAATGAAAAACACGCGGACACATCGAACATTTGTGATCCGGATGCGCCGCGTGCTTGAATTGATGTGAAAGAATTACGCTTCGTAATCGAAACAACGATCGAAGATTCCGACCGGTGTGGCAAATGGTTCGGCAAGATCACCTTGCGACCAACGTGCCACCACGTTCCAAACGACTTCCGCGTTGATGTCTTCATCCACCGGATTCGATGGAAGGATCGACACGGGATTGTCCGAAATGTGCGTCAGACGTTCGGTGCGGTATGCGATCGCATAATTGCGCGAATATTTGATCGCGTTGTAAAAAGCCGCGTTTCGTGCATAGTTCGGATCGAAGAATGTCAATTCGTGGTTGTATCCGGTCAAGCGCGTCGACTGATCACCGTATCCGGTTCCTTCTTGCGGATCGCCGCCGTTGTAGGATCCACGGACTTCCGGAATGATGATGATGTCTTTCGCTTCGATTCCGGTGCGCCACACTTGCGGATTGTCTGGATCACCTTGGAGCGTTGCCAAATATGACTTCTTGATGAACGCCACGGAACGGATGCGTCCGTGTTCGATTTCTTCACATGGATCGCAAACGTGATCCGGAACGGCGACATCACATCCGCCGGGATAATAAATCGCGTACAACATAAGTGTCGCGAGAAAATTTTGTTTCATGCAAATGATTTTTTTTGTGAATAATTATTCCGGGCAAATGTTGAAACACGATTTTTTGACCGTGGTTTCCAATTGGTAGTTGATAAGAATCAACAGTTGTTCGGGCTTCAAAAAAAACGGTGTTGCTCCATATTCGATTTGAAACGCCGCGATATTATCGGGAACGATGGATTGGATTCGCACCGCCACCGTCCCAAAATTAGGAACTTTATGAATGACAGAAGGAAAGCCGTTCGACATAAAAAGTCCGAGTTCGTCCGCCTGGATCTTGACGCGTTCGCGGTCCGCATAAATTGCCGCACGCATTCCGGCGATCAATTTCATACGGTCGCCGTCGCCATAGCTTCCCGGATCCGGCGGTGTGATCATCGATGTGATTCGGTGATACATCATCAACGGGAACTTGTCATCGATGCCGATATATTTGAACTGACCACGATCATCATAAACGACCGGGAACATGCCGGCGCGGTCCGCCTTCGTTGCCGATGTTGCGATCCCGTGGAAAATAGATCCGGCGAAGACGTCGGAACACTTCAAGACGGTTTCGGCGAAATGGTGATTGATGGTGTCGGTGATCAAATTTAGTCCTTTCATTTTTGCGTGTTTTGCTGAATGATGATTGATGCGATTTCAATGATGCGATCATTCGCGTATTGCTTTTCGAAATCGGTCATGTTCAAGATCTTCTTGCCGGTCTTGTCTTCATAATATTTGACCTTTTGCATCGCCGTCAGGCCGTCCGCGCCTTGATCCACGAATCCGATGGCGTATCCTTTTTCGGACCGGAAGACCGTCCATGAATTAGACAATTTTCGCGTCAACACGAAGATCACATCGGTCCCGGATCCAAGTCCGCGCGCCTTTCGTTCGCGCAAGTAGGCGTTGGAATAGGTTCCGATTTTGTTGCCGTTGGAATCAAGACCGTCCGTGTGTATCCGTTTGTGCATGATGCCAAGAACTTCCACGGCGATCGGACGCATGGAAATTTCAACATTCGCGAGTTGCTGAATGATGGATCCCATTTGTGCGGCAAATTGTGAAAAGTCGATTTTTACGGTTTCCATGATACGCGCTTTGTGTCCGGCTTGCACTTGATGCAACACGAATCCGACACCCGCATTCCCGCAACAATGGTTCCAAGTGCTTTTTCATATTCGATTTGATAATGATCGCGCAATTCGACGTATTGGTCCCGGTCGACCGTCGTGTGTTGATTGACGCGGGAAGATGACAACACTTCGATCGCCGTTTGATTGCCTAACAGGAATAACCACGCCGGCAAGAACAACTTGCGCGAGTGATACACGATCGCCGCATGATCACACGTCAATTGTCCCGTCACGCGCATCCCGTGGACGTTGGTTCCCGTGCTAGTCACGACGCCTTCGTTCGATACGATAACGCCATGCACGTCCGCGCCGGTCGTGTTGCAACACGCTTGCACGGTCTGACAAAAACAAGACTTCGCGACGCCTGGAATCGCCGAATCGATCGTCCCGCCGGTTGCCGTTGATGCCACGATGAAAAGTTCATCTTCCGGGAATGCTTCATCGATGATGATTTCATTCCATCCTTCGACGGTTTGCATTTCGGGCAATTCCTTGATGACGTTCCGTTGCCGGTTCAAGATCCGCACCGTGACCATGCGGACGCCGGTTGCATAGATCCACACGGATCCGATCATGAATGTTTCGAAGGTTGCACGCTTGCGCCGGAAAGCGAACCGGATGCCGCGCCATTCGTCCGCAGCTACACGGACCGCGCCGTCTGGATCCACATCGGCGGCGATGTCCACCAAGTCGCCGGAAGTGTGCAGATCGAACCGTTCCATCATCTTCGCGACAATGTCGGATTGAATGCGAACGGCGGCGACGGACTGAATGTCAGTCCAGACTTTTTCGAATGTCGCTTGTTCGCGTTCGGCGATCTTGTCGATCATGTCCGTCGTGATGCCGCCTAGCGCATTTATGAACATCCCGGACGGCGGCGAAGGTTGATTGATCATCGGTTTTTGGATTCCAACGTATCCGATCAATGATTTCATGACAAGTGATTTTTTTGATGAAAATAAAAAAGGACGCCAACCATTGCGGCGGCGTCCATTGATTCCGTCAATTCATGTCCGTCGCTTATGCGTAAGCATACGCGCCTGGACTATTCGCGTCGTTTGTTGCGAAATACAACAAGGTTCCGTTCGTGCCGAACAATTCATCGTCGTTTTCATACAGATTCGACGGCATGACGAAAAGTTGAAAATATTTCGAAAGGATCACTTGCCATCCGCGACCGACGGCGGTCGGAACACCATTCAGATCGATGGTTTGCGGACAGGAAATGTAGCGCAATTGCATGTCGAACATGAGATCGCGCAAGCAACCATCCGGATCCGCGCATTCGTTGAATTCCTGATAAGGAAAAGGAACCACCGTGAAGATGGAATCACCTTTCGGACCGCCGAATGCACCGGCATAGCGATTTGTTCCAAGGAATTTAACGGATCCCGCCGTGAATGCACCGAATGCATTTTCACCCCAGATCGCGCGCGTCGCCTTGTCGAAAAACATGGTCGGAAGTCCCATGCGATCGCCGTTCACCAATTCATAATTCGCCATAAGTCCGTTCCCCACGATGCAGATGTCTTCACAAATTTCGTTTTCACGCAGATCCGAAAGAAGTTCAACCACGCCATCATTCAAGATTTGCTTGGTCACATCTTGCGGAAGGTTGATCACCTTTCCATCGGCGGAACCGATGGTCACGTTTTCACCGAAATTCGTCGCCATGCGTGTCACCAACGCTTCGTTGATGGAACGCAGTAACGCGTTAGCGTGTTGGACGTAAGTGTTGTAATGTTCCGTCATCATCGGCGTCGCGGGATCGCCGACGTTCACCGTGTCCGATGCGTCGTCGCAATACTTGCGGATTTCGTTGTCAGGAATGAACCATGACGTCTGACGATACAACCATCCGGGAAGACCGAATTCGTCATAAACAGGAATCCTGTTCACGTCGCAGTTGTCTTCGTCTTGGATGCTTGATTCGCCTGGACGACGTTGGAATTTCACCGTCAGGTTGCGAACGTGACCGGAATCCGGCGTCGCATCATTCAGCACCGACGCGGACGAATTCTGACAACAAAAAAGCATTTTTGTAAATCCGGACAAGTGCATCTTTTGTCCGGGTGCGTTTCCTTCCGCGACTTGTTCGATGTTTAGAAGTAACGCTTCGCAATAACCGTTCATAAGTCAAAAAATTTTTGTGATTGGAAATATTTTTTCTTTTGTCCGATCACTTCCGAATTGCTTACGTCGTCGGGTTGACGGGATTCGGGTTTTTGAGCGATTCCCGCGCCGCCGTTGTAAGATTTCGAATGTTTCCGGATCGTTTGACGCCGCCGCCTTCATTGTTTTTTTCAACGCTGACGCTTCGTGTCACATTTGTAGATGTTTGACGGTTTTGTTGTCCGCCACGGTTTTGCTGATTGTTGTCGCCGGATCCGCCTTTGTTGGTTTGTTGCAACACGCCTTTTTGAGCGAACAAACTTTCCGAGAACGCGACCGGTGTGACCTGTTTGTTTTTGTCGTCGAAATAGTTGGTCCCGTCGGAATTCTTCAAGGACACAACATTTTTGTCGTCGATGTCCAAAATTAGACCTTTTTGTGTGATTTCCGCATCAAGTAACGCACGGAGTGCGGCACGCTTGGCGTCTGGACCAAGATCATCGTAGATGGTCTTTGTCGCCATCAAGGTCGAATCGATGTATGAATCGATCCGGTATTGCTTGAATTTTTGATCTGCCGACTTGACATCGTTGGCGCGTGCTTCTTTTTCGGCGGCAAGCTGACGATTTAGATCATCAATTTTCGCTTGAAGTGCCTTCGACTTTTCGTCGTCGTTTTTGTTGTCGGTTTTCTTCGCCTTCAATTTATCAACCACAAGCGCGATCCGCTTGGTTGATGATTTTTCGCCGTTCAATTCCGCGATGACATCGTCGTCGAAAATGTCCGGATTGTCCGTGTAGATCTGCTTCAAGGAACGATCCACATTCGCCATCGTTTCGGCGAGATAGTGACGTTTGATTTCTGGATGATTCTTTTTTGCATCTTCCACGGAAATCAAGGACGCGAACGCGGTGTCCAATTCTTCCGGGACTTCGATTTTATCCAATTCCTTGTTGTTGGCGATGAATGCAACCAAGTTGTCGTTGTCGATTTCCAATCCTGCTTTTTTTGCGAGTTCATTCAGAAACGCTTTCAATGATAGTTTCATAAATGCGATTTGTTTTTTTAAAAGTTGATGATTTGATCTTTTATCGTGGACGCGGTCTTCCCGGTCGTGGTCGTGGTCGTGGACGTGGTCGACCGGTTCCGGGACGCGTGCCGCCGCCGCAACACATTATTGTCCGGACTTTCCGGATCCTTTCTTCGATCCGGTTTTTTTGGCGGACGCTTTTTTCGTGCCGCCTTTTTTGGTCGCGGTGCGTCCACCTTCACCGCGCGCGCCTGGAATTGAATTGATTTCATGTTCGCCGATGTCAACACCTTCATCGGTGTCATGATAATCATTCGACGCGCTTTCGTTTTGATCGGATTCGTGCGCTTCATGCGCGCCGCCGTCCTTGTTCAAGGAATCATCCTTGTCGGCTTCGCGGTTGCGCGTGTCGCCATCGATGCGATTGGATGACTTTTGTTTCGGACCTTGCGCGCCTTTCGTCGCGGCTCCTGCGCGTTCGCCACCGCGACCGCCGGCGGTTTGCGACTTCGCCGATGGACGGTCGCCATCGTGTTCCGTGATCTTCGCTTTGAGTTGATCCGGAAGGCGCGTGTTTAATTTTTCGAAATGTTTCTTCGCGGACACCGGATGCGTCGTCGTCTTCGTTACCGGCTTCCCGTCCTGATAAACGGGATTGATCCCGTCATTCGACACAATTGAAACGACGGTGATGTGTCGCTTTTGCGTGTTAGGATTCGACATGATCTTTCGTGTTTTTAGATTAAAAAAATGAAATTTATCGTATCAAATTTAACATAAACCACGCCGAACGGCGAAAAAATGGAATCATGGACACATTCAATCACATCATCCAATCGAAAAAATGGCAAAGGAACGGCGGATCATTGTGCGGTCCGGGAACCGATCACGCGTCCGGCGCGATCATCGCCATGGAAAACATGATCCAGCATTTCGGATTCCGGTCCGTTCTGGACATCGCTTGCGGCGATGGATCCTTCATGACGAAAGTGCTTGCGGATCACTTGATCGAATATCATGGAATCGATATTGTGGAAGATCTTCTTGCCGCCTTTCGTGTCAATGCACGCAAGATCAAGACGACGCGGAAGATGATCATGACGTTGCAACATGGCGACGCGTCAAAAGTGGATCTTCCGAAAAAACAATTGGTCGTTGCGCGGGACGTGTTCATTCACCTTTCGTTAATTGATGCCGCGCGTCTTCTTGACAACATACGGCGCGCCGGCAATGAATGGATGTTGATCACGAATTTTCCAGGCGCGTCGCAAAATTTCGGCATTGCAACCGGTGATTGGTATCCGATGAACGTGAACTTGGAACCTTTCAACATGCAACCGATCGTCATGTTTTATGACGGATATGACGGTTTTCAAAAATACCTTGCCTTGGTCAAGCTGTAATATCTTCCGGGATAATTGGTTCGCCGGCTTCGAAGACGATGTCGTTGTCTTGAAGTTCGCGCAATGGTTCATCGTGTCGGTTCGGGATCAACACTTCGTCCGGGATGCCTTCCGGGAACGCTTCACATCCACCTTCGAACCGGCGGAAGTGCTTACACTTGAAACAAATCAAATCAATGGTGTCGGTCATGATTTCACTTTTTTGTCTTCTTTAGGAAATATTTGTCGATCAACTTGCCAATCTTCACCGCCATCGGTGACGGGTTTGACGAAAGACGATATTCGGTGAATCCTTCCGCCATGAATTCGTTCAAATTGGTCATGGCATATTCGCCGATGTGATAGTCGTTCAAGGAAATGTCGGTCCGCCTTCCATACCATATTTCTGAAAGTGTCATTGAATATTCGTCGTTTAATTTCCGCAATTCAGAATAAAACTTCTTGACGGTCGGATCAATTGCGCCGCGACGCTGCACGGCGATCACATGCGCGAATTCATGGACCACGGTCGCGACTTCAATGTTTTCGGGATCGACGCGGGATTTGCCGCGTAATTCCGTCGAATTAGGCTTGTAGGTGCGTCCGTAAGTGTCCGCGCGGTGTCCAAAATTGATTTCAAGAAGATATTCGCCATGATTGCCACCGGTGCGGACGAATCCGAACGAATCATCGTCAGACGAAAAGAAAAGTCGTGTCCCGAAATCCTTATGAATGGATCCCGAAAGATTGTATGTATTCGCAAGCTGTTCCGCCATGTCCGCCATCTTTTCCAGGCGTTCCGGTGTCAATGCCGGATTGATGTCGGCGGCGATCTTGAAGTCCTTCACTTTTAGGCCAAGCGCGTCGGCGAACCGTGTTTGAACACGTTGATGTGCCTTCGTGACGCGTTGGTTCAATTCAACCATCGGATCCACTTGCGTCGGTGCGGCTTTTTTAGCCGTTTTTTGGGCTTGTTTTTTTGGCGGTGTCTTAGTACCGGCGGCGGTCGGATCCGGTCTTTTTGGCGCGGTTCCTTTGATTTTTGACCATGTTTTGTATTGGTCAGTCGCGAAGACGCGGTTTTTGATCGATTCCGGGATCAATCTTTCATTCGTCGGAAGGATTTGATGCCCGCAATTGTATCCGCCACGGCGGACGAAAAAGTTCGACACGTTGGTTCCTTCGATCATGCCGCCGGGAAGACCGGTGCGTTGATAGATCGGCACGGGTTTCATTTCACCGCCTTTCGCGCGATAGCGAAGATCTTTTGCGGCAAGAAGGTCCGGAACTTCCGAAATGTGAAAATATTCGCGGTCAGTCATGGCGTCGCAGAATGGACGTGTGGTGTCGATGTCGTGTCCCGCATACCGGAACCATTCATAACCAAGGTCCGACGCGATGAAGTGCAGATTTTGCGCGGAATACTGATTGACCGCGTCGACGGTGATTTGTTTTGCGTATCGCTGCAATGCGCCATCGGTGTCCGTGTCGGTCATGCGTTGCCGCAACATGTCCACTAAATCGGAATATTCGGATCCCGTGGTGATGTTCTGACGCAAAAGTTCGGTGACTTCATCTTGAAGGGATACGGCGATTCCTTGTTCGCCGAGTTGCTTCACGGTTTGGTCAATCATCTGACGCCGCATTTCTTCCGTGAATTCAGACGCCTGGAAATTCTTGTCCGCTTGCGCGAAGTATTTCGTTTGAAGATCGTCGATCGTGTTGAACACCGACGCATATTCCTTCACCGCCTTCTTGTAATTCGCGTTATCCACTAGCATCGAAGTCACCGCCGCACGGATGTCATTCATCAGTCGCAGATTCTGGACCGTATTGCGGACGGTTCCGCCTGACAATTCAAGGTCTTTCAACTTCCGTTCGATTCCTTTCAATAGTTCTTTTTGAATGGAACCGATGGATCCTTGAAAATTGCGGATCGCCGTGGTGATCAAGTTTGTTAGTGAATCAAGTTGCATTTGTAGATAACATTTGTTATTCCGTCACATCATCGTCATCCGTCGCATCATCGTCATCCGTCGCATCATCGTCATCCGTCGCATCATCGTCATCTTCGCCTTGCGCGCCGGTCCGGATCCCGCCGGCAATGTCTTCGACCGATCGCGCCGGTGTTGGTGCGTTGGCGTCGATGACTTCTTGCGCGTAGTCTTCAAGGACGGCGCGTTGATCTTCCATGTCCAAGTTCACGAAATCCGGATCCGCCTGGATCGCGCGGCGGATGAACATGTCGATGTTCGATGAAATGATGTAATCGATCAAGCGGATCCCGCGATTCTGCAACCGCATCGTCTTGTCGTCTTCCGAAATGTTGGCAAGCGGATCAAGATCCAACACCAAGGACAACACGTCGTCGATATTGGTTTCCGTGGATTGGAATTCCTTTTTGATGAATTCGCGTTCCATGTGCGAAATGATCACCGGATTGTATTTCTTTTCCTTCGCGTTGATCAAGCGGTCTTCCATGTACTTCGTCGAAAACAGATCGAAATTTTGCGGAACCTTGATCGCCGGGATCATCGCGCGGATGTCTTCCGGGTTCGGATACTGCACCGAATAACGCCACCGCGCCACGGTCCAATAAATCCAATCCGCAATTCGGACAAGATCTTCCGCGACGGAATGGACGAAATTATTCAATTCATCCTTGTCCACTTCTTTCGCGATGCCGGATTGTGCAAGCGGAACTTTTGCAAGGAATTCCATATTGACGGCGGCAAGCGCGTCGAATAGGTGTTGATCGACGGATTGTTGCATCAATTCCAAGATCTTCACATCCTTTTCGATGAATCCCGCCGGCGGAATCGGCGTTGATGGTTCGGCAGCACCGGCGCGGCGGACTAAAAGTTTCGAAAATGGTGAAGGCGCGTCACCGGTTCCGGCACAATCGCCGCACACGACGACATCGGTTTCCGTCTGGACCTTTCCCACGCCGCCGCACGTTTCGCATGACGCCGACGCGATTTCCCACCGTTCCGGATAAAGGTGCATCACCTTCGCCGCTTGTAAGTCGGAATACTCCCGCGCCGCTTCATCAAGATCCGTCACCATGGTCGCGATCCGGGATTCATAAAGGAAATCCGATCCGTCGATGACTTGTTTCAGCACCGCGCCGATCTTCTTGCATGGCAATTCGCCGGTCATGTGATCATATTGATCCACCATGTCGAACCGCTTCGATGTCACTTGTTCATACCGGAAGATGGATTCGGTCGTCACCACATAGAACGCGCGACCTTCGACCATGCGTCCGGTCCCGTTTTGATAGGTCACACCAACGGGATCTTCCAAGACCGCGAAGTCGTCTTCCACATAGTCGATCACGTTTGCGGAATCGAATATGTGCGGATAAGGACGAACGAATTGATTCGGTTCCAGATCTTCCAGGCGATCGAACGGAAGGACCAAGATCACGCCATTCGGATCGATCAAATATTCGCGGAGCAAGACCGAGAAGATCCAATTCGTCACGCTTTCGAAGTGCGGGAAATTGAAGTCGCAATATTGTTCAAGCGTTTCTTCGTCCGGAATGCGGTTGAACACTTCCGTCGGATGCGTCACGGACCAATCGTTCGACCGGCGGATCTTGGAAAGCGAATTGAACACCTTGCCGAATGTGGACTTGGTTTTCGGCTTCCAGATCTTCGCGCGGTACGCTTTGACGTCTTCCGGTTCATGCGGACGCGCTTCGTCGATCAACTTTTCCGGGAAAATTCCGTCCGCGTGCAGACGTATGGCGTCCGCTTGTTCGATCGCTTCTTCGCGCGTGTATGCGAACGCGTCGCCTTTGAAGTATGCTTTCAATTCCGCCGGTGTGAAATCAAGTTTGGGCATGTTTTACATTTTTTGTCTTCCAGAAAGTGAATTTCTTTTTGACTGCAAAGTGAATAAAAATTGCAAGCCAAGTTTGCGATGTGCCGTCGATGCGATCGAATTATACATCTTTTGCACGGATGGCGGCGCAAAGTTCCCGCCGCCGGAAAATATGAAATGGTCCTTGGTGATGATCTGTAAAGGCAACACGCGACCGCCGTGTTTTTGATGCCAGTAGGTCGGTTGCCAATTGAAGACGTGCGGTTCGGTCTTGGTGATAGCTGCCGCAATGTTCAAGGCAAGTTCGTCCGGCATCCCGCCGTCCCAAACCATGAACGGGACTTTCGGTTTCCGGTACACTTCCAACGCCTTCTTGAAAAGTGCCGCCGTTGCTGCCGACTTTTCGAAATAAAACACTTCCGTCCGCCATTGATACATTCTTCCGGATCCGAGTTTGTACGCTTTTTTGATTTCCTTGTAATTCGCCCACATCGGATAATGTTCATTTAAACGATTATCCTTCCCGTCCTGATCGATCCATCCTTCCGTAATGCCGGCGAATTTCTTGCCTTTCAACGCCTGGAACACGTCGGACGGTTGATGTTCCTTCATCCAAAGATTATCCGCGTCGATGACAAGTGTCGCTTCGAAGGGTGTGTGATCGTATGAAAGCAACTTCGCACCGGCTTTCATTTCGTCCGCTTCCGGGACATGGATGATCTTGTCGAAGACCTTCTTTTGACCATTATCCAGATGCGACAAGGCAACATCGCCGCCGGTCAGCACGGCGACCGGGAATTTCGGATCCGCCGCCTTTATGGTCACGGCTAGATTGTAGGCTAAACGACCATACATTGCATTTGCCACCGCGACAATTAAAATTCCTTGTTTCATGTTTTCTTTTTTATCGTTAGTAAATGAATGACAGATTGTAAATGTTTAGCGGTGCGCCGAATTCGGACACGGAATCCGGTGATCCCATGAATGCGGTCATCGTGTACCACCATCCCGGCGACACGTTGAAAAGAAATTCTTCCGCCCACGGCGTGCCGGGAACGATGTCAAAATTGAACGGATACGCGCCGAACTGATTTCCTTGAAGGTTGATCACGCCTTGCACATTGATCGGTTCATTGAAGGTGACATTTTGTTGAATTTCCGCACGGACGATCAATTGTTCCTTGCCGCTTCCATCCGGCACGCCGGTCACGGTCACGACGACGGTCGCGTTGCCGGCATTGATCAAGATGGTCGGCGTCTTGAAATTCAAGATCAACGGCGACGAATCACCGCCGTTCGCGCTGTTATTGGTGCAGCGCGAATAAAGTTTGAACCGGAAGTCCCTGCCGGCGGTCAACGCGTTGATCGTGATCGTTGGCGCGCCAACAACGCCGGACGTGACAAGTGTTTCGATCTGATTGGACATCGAATAAAGTTCGAACCACCATCCGAAAGCCGGCGTAAATGCCGCCGACCAAGAAAAAATTGCGGCGATCGGCATCGGATCCGCCGGATCGAAGATCACTTCAATCGGACCGGTCGGAATCTGACACACCGCCGGACCGGTTCCGGTGATAGCTGCCGACACGCCGGCATCTTGCACCATGTCGCCGCACGCCACGCGATAGCGCAATATTTCGGACAATGCTTGCGACACGACGTTCGGTTGCAATGTGATCGTCAGGATGCCAAGTTGTGTGATTGCGGCGTTCGCGATGATCGCCGGATCGAATGACACGATCGAAAAGACGGGATTCGTGCAACAAAGCGAATCATTTGCCGCCACATTGATCAAATATGTTCCGCCTTGATCAAGCGGTTGAACGAAGGCGTCGTCAATTAGTTCCATTTGGTCCAGATCGTCGCACGTCGCACATGTTGAATTGTTCGCCTGGAAATCTTCGTCGAATGCTTTAAACTTCGCCGGTGCGACCGGGAATTCGCGGTCTTCGATCCAAGCGATTTCATAGGCTCCATTGATGCGGACCGGTCCCGTGAAGTTGTCGTTGTAAATGTTGACGATGTCGTGTCGAAGTGCGATCGTTAGGCGTTCATGGATCTTTTCCGGCATCCAATCGGTGCGACCTTCCATTTCCTTCGAAACGATGCTTTTTTGCACGCGCCGCGTTCCATCGGTGCGACGATAGATCGTTTCTTCGACCGGATATTGCGGACGGGAAAGATGAAAAGGCAACCGGATCTTGTTTTTAAATGGCATTGTCACGAAATTTTAATGTAACCGGATGACGGTCCGCCGAGATCCACCGTGATCACGGTCGGCGGAACAGCGTCCATTCCGATCGAAAGAATTGTTTTTTCGAAAAGTCCCGTCGCGGGATTGTGAATAAAGACTTCCACGTCCGGTAAGTCGCCGTATTGATCGCGCATCGCTTGCGTGTACGGGATCGACAACACCGATTGATTGACGAACGGTTGCACGAAGTCGATGCAGTCATCCGCGCCGTCATTGATCGCGTCTTCGAAGTATCCGCAATAAATAAATCCGAAAGCATTTTTCGGACTTGCGAATTCGATGACGGATGTGAAACAATCTTCCGGGATCCGTTGAAAGCATGATGAAAGACCGGTCACGACGCCGGTCGACAATTGCGCGCGGACCATGAATTGAAAACATCCTTCCATCGCGATCGATTCGTCGAAGTCCGGCGCGCCATGGCTCCAATTGTAAAGAACCTTGTTTGATGCGATGCGGTATCGTTCCGGCTTTAGTCCAAGAAGTCCGGTGAAGTTGCGCGTGAAGTTGACGCCGTCGGTCGTGATGCCGACTTGAATTTTTGTGTGACCGATGTCACAAAGTTCATTCGCTTCTTGTTCCGTGTCGGTTTCGATAATGAATTGAAAGGCGACATCGTCTTCGTGGACGATCGGAAAGCAAAATTCGACGTCTGGAGATCCGCAACTATTTCCAGGCGGTTCCGCGTCGAATCGAACGAATGAATGTTCCGGTGTTAGTACGTTTGCCGACATTGAATCAATATTTGTTTCGTAATTCAAATACGGCGTGTTGATTGGCGATGTTATACTTCAAGGAAATTAAGAATCCGCGTCGGAAAGGTTCCCATGAGTTACATCGATACAATATCAGGCCGTATGGGTTAGCACGAACACGATTAAATTGTTCGATACTCATTGGATATTCAAAAGTAACGATTTCCGGACGCATGATCGGACGCGCTTCATCCACGTTCAAGAAATCGTCAACGGACACGTCTTCCGATTCAGACAAGACGCCGCGTTCCATCTTGCAAATGTCCGAATATTGTTCGCCGGCGGCAACATAGTTGCCCGTCCCGGACATGAAGATCAACTTGCCGGTCGTGTGGTCCGGGAACATGCCGCCGATGGTCTTGAAATGGCGCATCAAGTTCCGAACCGGTGAGATCCGGAAATTGTATATCGATTCCGGATCGATGATGTTTTGATCGTTGTCAACATTGTCTTGTTCGACTTCAAACCGGACCGGCGCATTGCTTGCGGTCACGGGACAGATCTTCACGGTGCGTCCCGTGGTCGTTTCCGGCGTGATCGCTTCCGCGACTTCCACACGCCACCGCGCCGCGCCGAATGGCGAATTGACCACATGCACCGCGACCACGGTGAAGATCCCGTCATTCGATCCCGTTCCCATTATTTCAATCTTATGTCCGGCAACGACGAAAGGCGTGTTCACACGCGTCACGAAGGCGTTGAATCCGAATTGATCGGTGAAGGTGATCGGATAATTTAACGTCACACATGCGGTCCGGTGAATGCAGATGATGAAGGTGTCGTTGTCGAACTTAGTCACGGCTCCACCGGTTGCGGCGAAATTCTGGATCCTTGTTAATTCCAACGGATAGCCGCCGGCGATGAATTTGGAAATGATGTCTTTTGTTCCTTTCACATTGTTCATCGATGGACGGAATTCACGCGTCGAATTGAATTCATCCAACGAATTCACCGTTTCGGCTTCCCACTTGTCATAACCGACGCGGATGATGTTGAAAAGTTCGTTCGTGGCGATCTTGATTTGCACATTGTTCACACCATCGGCGCGGAACATTTCGAAGTCTTGATAAAAGAAACGCACATTTTCCAGGCGGACGAATTGGTCTTGATGGATGTCCATGCCGATGTTGTCGATCGCGCGAAGTGATTCCAAGGCGTCTTTCAATGAAAGAAAGAAGGACGGGTTGTCCGCATTGCGGATCTTCAATCCAGACGTCAGCACGCGCAAACCGCCGCAACCGTCGTTTGGATAGCCAAGATCCGCGCGTCCATAGTAGTCGGACTTCAAGGTCAAGCATTTGTCGGAAATCGATTGGATGACGTGGTCAAGTGCTTCGTGAATGAAATGCACGTCCGACGGCGTTGGCGGACACTTAGAATCGGCAGAAATATCAATAAAGGTTTCTTCATCGAATTCCGTGTCGAAGTATTCGAATCCAAGTGCGAACGTGTCGGTCCTTTCGATCTGCACGAACGCGAAGATCCCGCGATCCGGTTGCAAGTCGTATCCATTGACCACATTTGCGACATCGAATTCCACCGTCGCCGCGTATCCGTTAGAATTATCATTCACGGGAAGGTCGACGACGATGTCGGTCACTTGAATCGGATTGTGTGTTGTTTCTTCGCCTTCCGCAAGGACGATCCGGATGGTATAACGAAGGACAATGTTTGAACCATACATCGCGATGTTGACACGACCTTTCATCCGGTAGTTGATATTGAATCCGTCATTGAAACAAACGACCGTGTCTTCGAACATCAATTGCGGCGTGATCGCGTGGTTGTTGATGTTGTTGGCGGAATTCGAAATCGACCTTGACCACGAATAGGATGCGATCATGTTGCCGGTCTTTATGGCGTTGTAAAATTCGATCGCATAATTCGGACGGACCTTGAAGACCATGTCTTGCCCGGATACAATGAACGCTTGTTGATATTCCGACATAAAGATCCGGTCGCCTTCCGGTGCGACTTGCCCGGACACCTGACGGATCAATGTTTTCGGCGGCAACATCAAGACGGACTTTTGCGGGACGATCGGTGTCGTTTGATCAAATGTTGTCGTTGCATCCAAGGACACTTTTTGATCGAAACGGTTGTTGAACGTCTGGACACACGATTTCTGTTCGATGCCGATGGACACGGCACAATCGTCGCCACACGTTTCGGAATATCGCGCGAAGTCAAGCGAAAACATTTCATCGAAGATGATCTTGTCGTTGTCGTCCGAACATTCCGCCCACACGCGCAAGGACATCTTGCCATCGACGCCGCGCGCCTGGTATTCAGCTTTCACGAATTCGCCGGCATCCTTGTCGAAGGTGAGTTCATTCAGTCCGAAAATGATCGAAACGCCGTGCAATGTGGCGTCCCGTTTCGCTTCGAATTCCGCGTCCGTCCATCCGGTCAATTCATCGATGTCGCGCGTCACTTGGTCCGTGATCAATTGGAAAAACCACTTATTCGCCATAATTGTATCGCTTGTTTAAATAAGTCTGACGGGCTAGTTGACTGACGACGTGTGTCGTAAATCCGTTTTGATCAAGATTAACTTGAAGGCGCGGATGTTTCGCGATTTCATCGCCGATCATCTTCGCCATTGCTTTCGGGTTCGCGGATCCTTGCGCGCGTGCCTGACGATCGAAATCGTTTCCGACTAGCTTTCGATCGGCGACCGGCGTGTTCATGATCTGACGGGTTTCGTGCGGATTGTAGATCCTTTCGCCACCTTTCAACCACACGATTTGCGGATGTTCCGCCATATAATAGCCGCGATCCGTCTGGATCAATTCCGCACCCGTTTCACCGACTTCCGCGAATCCGCGCGGTGCTTTCTTGGTTCCTTTTCCGAACCGTGGCAACGGCGTCGCGATGATGGCGGCAATTTGCGCGGCGACAAGTGCCGACGTGAAGGCGATCATGAACGGATTCGGTGCAGCTTTCACGATGGCGGCGGCTCCATTGACCAAGGCGGAAAAAAGATTCGCGGCTTTTTCCCGGCGCGCGTTTTCACGTTGTTGTTGCTTGCGTTCCGCTTCAAGTTTGCGTTGGCGTTCCACATAGACGCGTTCCGAAATCGCACCGGCTTCGCGTGCCTGTTCAAGTTCCGCTTGACGTTGTTCAAGTGCCTGTTGTTCTTGCGCGTTGATCGCCTGGAAAATTGCCGTCACCGCGTTCATCGCCTGACTAAAATATCCGGCAAGATCTTCGACCAATTGTTGAAACGCTTCCCGGCGTTTTTGGTTTTCTGCCTTGACGATTTCGGTTTTTTTGATTTCCGCGTTTTCGAAGACTTGATTTTCTTGATCTTTTAGTCTGGACAATTCTAGTTGATAGTCTTGTTCGGAAATCAATTGATCAACGCGCCACGCCTTCAAGTCAGTCTTGCGCCGGTTGATCGCTTGCAATTCGGCGTCGGCGACTTTGTTGACGGCATCGATGCGGACGGCGGCGGATGCACTTTCATCCGCGATCACGCGTTGCAATTGTCGCACGTTCCCGGCGTTGTTGTTGGCGGCGATTTCTAGTTCCTTGTCTAGATGGTCACGGCGGATCTGAAGTCGCGTTTCGGCGATCTGCCGGTCATACCGTGCATTTATTTCCGCTTCCTTCGCCTTGTTGTTCTTGACTTCCGCAAGTTCCGCTTCCCGTTGCTTATTCAATAGCATGATGGAAAGGTCTTCCCGCAAGCCGGCGTTGATTTCGATGGAATGCAATTCGGCATTGATGTCCGCAATTTGATTTTGCAAGGCGACGGACCGGCGGTTTTTATAGAATTCGACTTCCATGTCCGTCCGTTCCTTCAATGCGCGTTCTTGAATTAAAAGACGTTGATTCGCGGTCAGTTTTTCGTTGGCAAGTTCAATATTTGCTTCCGCACCGATCAACCGTTGACGCAATTTCAATTCCGCTTCCGATCCTTGTTCCACGGTCAGCAATTGCCGTTCGATCGCGGCTTTTTCATCATTCAGACGCGCAAGCTGCCTTTCCTTGGCTTTTGCTGCCGCTTCTTTTGCAAGGCGTTCTTGTTCTTCCGCCGCTTTCTTCGCTTCGTCCCGGCGAAGTGCTTGCAACTTGATGTCACCAAGGACCAACGACCGGTTGTTCGCCTGGATCTTCGACCAAAGGTTGTTTTCATATTGCGCGAGATCGTCCAACATTTGTTTTTGTTCATCGGATCCCGCTTCCGTGTCACGAAGGATCTGCGCTTGCTTTTCCGACACGCCATCAAGCGCGGTCATGATGCCGGCGTTGACGTTGGAAAGATTGGTCAATGTTTGTTGTGCGATCTTGGATCCAGATGCGCCGGCGGCTTCCATGCGCGCGATGACGGCATCACCGGCGAATTCAAGGTCGGCGATCATGTTGTCGGTGTTTCGCTTGAATTGTTCCATCTGCCAATTCAGATCCGCAAGTTTTTCTTCCGCGTCATCGGTCCCGGATGTGAACCACGCAAGCGCGCCGACAAGCGCAACAATCGCGGCGCCTAATATCCCGGCAGGATTTGCAGCCATGGCAGCATTCAACGCCCGTTGTGCCACGGTTGCCGCACCTTTGACGATCACATTTTTCGATTGAAGACCGGTTTCGATGACCGTTTGCGCGTTGGCAAGTTTTTGTTGCGCCGTGCCGATCGCGCGCATCAAATTCGATTGTTTTTGAAGGACGTTTTGAATTTGTTGGATCCCGTTGGCGATCGCCATCACCGCATTCAGACGGACAAGGGTTTCTTGAAGTTCCTTCGATTCATCACCGAACAACGCTTGCGCGCCGGCGGCGATCTGACCGGCGGCGGCTAATGCTCCAACGGCTTCGATCACGGTGTCGATCTTGGACGTGTCGGATGCCATCTTGTTCACTTCTTCATTCACGTCACCGATGGCGTCCCGGTATTCGGCAGCTTTCGCGGCTAGGTCTTTATACGCTTGTGTTCCATCTTGTCCGGCGACCTTCATGCGTCCTAGTGCTTCGTTCATTTCCCGCAATTCACTTTTCATCGATTTTTGAATTCCGGTTCCTTCTTGGATCTTTTTCAAAAATTCATCAAGCGTCAATCCGGATTCCTTCAAGGTTTCATTGATGCCTTCCATGAATCCATCAATGAATTCTTGAACCAATGAATTCACATGTTTTTCGATGTCTTCGAAGGAATGGACGATCTTCCCGGATGCGTTGACGACCGTTTTCGAAAGGTCGTTCACCGGCTTTTGTGCCGCTTTCATTTCGGCGGCGAATGCTTCCGAGATCTGCCCGGACGCTTGAAGTTGATCAACGCCGGATTGTATCTTCGAAAAGTCTGGAATAAAGTCAACGATGATTTCGGGCATGACGTTTTTGTTTTTTTAGTTGTTTAGATGCTTTGTCCGCGTCCTTCAACGCTTCATTCAAAAGGAACCAATATTTCAAAAGTGGCATCGATTCAAGTTCGGCGATCGTCGTCGGGTTGTTTTTTGCAAGCCAAACTAATTCTACATAGCGACCTTCGTGCCGTTCGCCGACAATACGGACAAAACTTCTTTCAAATGGAGTTCGTTCACCATGTTGATCGTTGCGGAATAGGTGTGCAAATTGACCTTGTCCAATCCTAAGAATGGAATTAAATCCTTCAACGGCGTTTGCAAAAAAAAACCCAAGGCGTCCGGATCCGCTTTCCACCGTTGGACCTTGGCGTCGCAATACTTCCGGTCAAGCGAATACGGGTTTTCGGTGTCATCAAAAAAGACGACCGCCGCAAGGCGGAAGACGTGGTCCGGAACCGGAAGGAATGTCAACCGTTCCTTCAAGTTTTTGACAAGTGTCGCCATCGTGATCAAGTCCAACTTCCCGGATCCCGGATTCAAGATCTTTTCCATGGCGTTGCAATGCGCGATCAAGAAGTCCTTGGTGACGCGCATGTTGAATTCATCGTAAAGATCCAAGGCGTGCAGACCGCGCGACGTTGGCATCTTCAAGATGTCGTCAAACATGTAGTAAGTGACGCCGTTGTGAACGAACGCTTCCCGTATGCGGTCTTTATGCACCGGCTGCAATAGTCCTTTGAACTTCTTGCGTGTCTTGAATAAATTTTTCAAAAATTCCATATTTCGCAATATTTATTTGAATTCCGTCCCGGTATAGCTGGACGAATTTCGATGATTGGTGATGTTTGATCAAAAGTGTCGGTCCGGATCCCGGTTTCCAACGAAACTTTCGAACACGTCCGGGACATGCACACATCCCGATGTAAGTGAATCCGATCGCCTGGATCTTCGCGTTGACTTCATTTTCCTTCATTCGCCTTCCTTTTTGATGTCGTCAAGTTCGTCCATCATCCGCGTATTGAGTTCAAACCGGCGGATCGCCATGATGGAAAAGATGTTCACACCGCCGGCAACCAAGACCGTCAGGATCACCGGAACCGGCTGAAAACTAAAGTCACCAACCTTGTACCGGTCGGCGATGTAGATGATCAATGTCCCGTAATACGGCGACATGCACGCCGGACAATCGAACAACATCTTCGTGATCCATTCCGGCAGACGCATCCGGAGCCACGACGCCGGACGATCGAAGATCATGTCGGTCCATGTGCAGCCATGGATAAAAAGGATGATCAAGGCGATGATGATGCCGTTTGATAACATTTGTTATTCCGAATGTTTGTAATCCAGACGCTTCCGGACTTGGTGAATGGAATCGATGACGCGTGTCCACCTTGCCGCGCGGATCCGGGATCCGTCACGGATAGCGATTCGGCGTTCATTTAGTGCATTTTCGAAGGCGGCGGCGCGGACGATGGAATCTTCACGCGCGCCGTCGATCGCCAAAATTTGACCGCTTTCCGCTTGCGTGACGGTCGTTTTTGCTTCATAGCACGACCGGAGCGTGACCGCAACGACCACACCACACAAAAACACGATGAAATAAAAGAACATTTTTCGATTCATGATCATGAAATTTTAAGGTATCCGGACGCACGTCCGCCGTGGTCGATGGTGATTTTCTGCAATGGCATCCCGGTCAAGGTGACGGCGACGTTCACTTTTTCGAATCCGGGTGCGTCCGCTTTGCGGTGAAATACCGTCACGTTCGGGACATTGCAAAACATCTTCCGCATCGTTTCGTCGATCAATATGACGGTGCGTTCCGCTTGGTTAAATGATTGGATGTGTGAGTTGCAAGACATAAATGACATTTAAGCGAAAGGAATGCCGATGATTTGTTCTTGAACGCCGGCGGCGTCGTCGATGCAATACACGATCGCGGCGGCGTGCGTGGAAATGAATTGGACCGGCAAAGGATCCGCGTTCATCCATTCGCGAAATTCCAATTGGAAGGATCTTCCCGGATAAAAGAATCCAGGCGGCAACGTGTCAGAAAAGTCGATCGCGTGTTCGGTGATCGCGGGATCGTATGCGAACGCCTTGGTCCATGCGGATCCACCTTCCCGGATGACGGCGAAGATCTGACCGGCGGCACGTCCGGGAAGGCGCATATTTACTTTGACAATGCGCGATTCGGCATCGTCAACGACCATTTGTGCGGGATACGATGCGCCGTGTGAAATGTGTTCCATGTTGTAAGTGTTTTCACGAAGTTAGCCAAATAAAAAAACCGACGTAGAAACGCCGGTCGGTGATCATTAAAACAATTTTTAGAATATGCCGCCTTGAAGGTAGTAAAAATTAGGAACCGGCACGACGACCGGTTCCGCAGCTTCAAAAGCGATGATATGGAAATCGATCACAATATCCGATGAATCCCGGATTGATCGATGATTTCTTTTCCGGTTTCCTTGATGATCATCGCGCCACCTTTCGGAAATGCGCGCGTCTGGATCGGCATTGTGCGGATGATGGTGTATTGACGGACCATCATTGCGATTTGAAGTCCGCGTTTGAATTGTTCGTTTTTGTCTTTCAACGTGAAGATCCGGGACAATTGCCGGCGGATCTGACGATGAAGACGGTGCATGTGTGCGATTTTTTGACGTTTGTTCATGATGTTTCAATTGTGTCACAAATATCCCGGAAAATAGTGACATCACTTCCGGCGCGGCGTGGTGATTTTCCGGACACGCTCCCGGATGGTTTCTTGATCCGCGCGATCTTCATGATCGACGGTTTGCATGGCGTCCGAATATGCCTTTAGGAACCATTTGAAATTTGCGTTCAAGAAATACCGGAAAGTGTCTAACGCGTCCGCTTGTTGGTTCGGATCGTTCCGGTCGCCTTTCTTGATGGTCCCGTCAGCAAGCATTTCCACGAACTTCAAATCATTGATCAACGGTTGCATGTTGTCCCGGTCCAGAATGACGGCATATTTTTCCAAGATGGCGTTGACTAGAAGTTGATTTTCGTCCAACGGCGGATTGATGGTCGGAACTTGGATTTGCTTGTCGGAAAGGCGCAAAGACTGCTTGATTACTTGATAATAATTCAAGTTGTCCTTGGTTAGCGCGGTTGTTGCGCGACCGGTCGCATCACCATTCACCACGATCAAGGCGCGCGGATACTTCACGCGGATCACTTCACATAATTTGTAAATGTTTGAGTTCGGCAGCTTGATCGTTTCGATTCCGAAGATCTTCTTGTCATACGCCTGGAACACGGACGCGCAAATCGGATTCTTGTTGAAATCGAAGGAAATGTAAAGCGGGAATTTCGGATTGTAGGTTGTCTTCCCGATCGTCTTTTTTTCATCGAATGAGAAGGCGAACTTGTTGGACGAATTCACGAACGGGATGGCGAAGTAAAGTTCAAGGAACACTTCTTTCGGAAGTGACCGTTCGGCGTCATCGATTTCCGATTGCGGGAAGATGCCGGCGGCAACCGCGTCGGCGGCGGTTATCTTGTGATACTCCCATCCTTCCAATTCACCCGCTTCCGCCTTGCGTGCAAGTTCATACACCCAATTATCGATTCCTTTCACGTTTCCGATGATCTTGATTTTCCCACCGGTTGCGGTCACGGTTGATCGAACGGCGGTCCAAGTTTCCTTTGACGTCCTTGTTGCTTCATCGATGACCGCACCGTGAACATCTTCACCATAAAGCGAATCCGGGTTGTCGGCGGACTTGAAAAAGATCGTGGATCCGTTCGCAAGCGTCAACGTCATTTCCGAATTGTTCGCCACGAAGATCGATTTCGGTGTGATGAACCGTTTCATCCGCCGGAAGGCAATCTTCGCCGTCGCGCTAATTGGAGCCACCCACCAAAAATTTTTTCCCGGACCGCCATTGTCACACGCTTCTTTGTATAGCCACACGATGCAACCGACCGTCTTTCCCGCTTTCGTGGTTGCTTCCACGACGTTATATCTCGCGGCGGACTTGATGAATGCCATTTGTTTCGGATAGCGCGCGATCTTGTCCGGGATCTTGAATTTTATTCGCTTCATAGTAGTATCAATGAAAAGATCTTTTCGGTGATGAATTGCGTCAAATATCCGCGCGCTTCTTTTCCGGGTTTTTCTTCGCCGATATATTCGAAGATGAAGTCGACGGCGTGCGCGATTTCGTGTGCAAGAAATGAATGATGGTCCTTGTCCAGAATGTCGAATTCTGGATGAAAGCGGATAAAGATGTCGCCTTCCATCTGCACGGTGATCGCGGCGTTCGTGTCCGGGCAATGATCCGAACACACATAATCGATCGCCTTGCGGTCAATGCTTGACCGGACCACCATAGCGCGGAAGGTCTTGTCGGACTGACCGATCGAAACATACATATTCACATTATAGATCGGAACCGGGAACGTCATCGATCCGAAAGTTGTCTTCTTTTTCATTCGAATTCCGATGTTTTGAAGGTTTCGGATTTTCCAGGCGCATCGACTGCCGGACATCCATTGTCTTCGACGACGATTTTGATTTCGGACATATTTTCGGACATGATGTTGAACCGGACGTCTGTGACCACGCCGCCGAACGCACCGATCAAAAGTGTCGCACCGATGTCCGGGACCGGAAGGTGTCGCGGATAGTCGAACACGCGGGATCCGATGGTCACGATCCGGAAGTCGTTGATGATTCGATTTGATTCCATTTTGTTATTGCATTTGTTATGAACAGAACAAAAAAACGGCGAACCGTTGATCCAATCAATGATTCGCCGTGATAACACTTGTTATTTTGACGGCTTTTGTTCGATCGCGAACGCCGCTTCCCCGTAGTTGTCCAACAGGATCTTGAAGTCATCGAACGAGATCCACCCGTGACCATCATCACCCCACAATCTTCCCCAAGAATTTTTAAATCGGAACAATCGTGTCTTCAAGTTGTATCCATTGATCAAATAAGCGTGTCCGCCGGCTTCGTGTCCGGTTGGACGGACCACGCCTTTCGCATTCGGAAAGAACATGTCATAAGTCCAGACGGTTCCCACCGGGACCGGTCCGATCGCGGACAAGCAAGCGATGATTTCATCGATGGTCCACATCCAACGATATTCTTTGATGAATCCTTTTTCTTGAAGTGCTTTCATGCCGGCGCGGACGGACGTGCCATCGTAGTCGGTTCCCGGCCATTCATCAATATCTTGCGCGCGACGGTAGATGTCGACCGGATTGACGATCGGAGCCGTTCCGGAGTGCGTGACCGGACCGTCTTCGATGAAGTGAGCAAGCGAATATCCGACACAATGCGGTGAATCACCTTGATCACCCCACCATCCGGACGCGTTGTGATAGCGATAGGCGCGCGGTTTGTCCAACGCTTTTTTCGGCAGCAATGCGCGCATCGGGAAGTTGTGGTCGCGTTCATCCTTGGAATAAAGGCGACCAAGACCGATTTCGATTTTCTGGACTAGGTTGTTCCCGTCCGACTTGATTTCAATTTTTGACATGGTCAATTTTTTAAGGTGAACAATTTTGTTTTGAGAACTTGAAGGAATGTTTTCGAAATAGTCGTTGGATACTTGAACGCATAAAGCCAACCGGTAAAAATAAATTTAACCGCAAAGAAAAGCGAATCGGTTCCGCATAGTGTCACCGGTGCGGACTGACCTTTCACGAACCACTTGACGACATACTTTGCCACTTGTTTTCCCGGCTTTCGTTTGTTGATGATGAATTTCATTCGCATGGCTTAAAGTTTTAAAGATGATGTAATTGATCACGCGTGATCGTTGTCGTTCAATGTTCCGGATCCGGAAAGTGTTTCATCCGGTCCGATGACCTTGAAGTTCGGGAAGTATTTGGCAAGAAGATCCCGGATGTCTTTTTCGTTGTGATATGTTTCACCTTGCGATCCGCCGATGATCTTGTGATTCCAGGCGTAAAGGTTGAACCGGAATTGATCATTCGCCGCATGTTGAATCATGGCGTATCCGGAAAGATCCTTCATCTTGGTCTTGTCCATGGACACGGATTCCGGCATGTTGGCGGTTGGCTTCCGTTCCGCGATCCGGGATTCAAGCAATGGCGCGGGATCGAAGGCGTCGTGAATGGCATTGCGGCGAAGTTTCATCATTTCCTGCAATGCGATGACATCCCATTCGATGAATTGTGCGATGATCGCCGGCGGCGTGTCGCACTTGACGTCGTATTCGTGCAAGATGATCACGCGTTCGATTGCGCCGGTGAAGGATGACGGGATGACCGCTTCGTCCTTCACTTTATTCCAGATGTCCCGGATCGATGTGGCAACGTCTGCCGGCACTTGCGCGAATAGCGCATTGATGGCGCGGTCCATCGTCATGATAGATTCGAATTTCGGTCCTTGGTCTTGTTTTGTGATTTCCATGATCTTTTTTTGTTTATGGATGAATAATGCGCGACAACTTGCCGCGATAAAAGGTTGACCGATATATTGTGCGCGCGAGTTTCCAGGCGGCGCGTTCGATTGAATCCAGATCCGCACCAACGATCGGGACCGGTTTCGGGTTGTACGGGAATCCTAAATGGATGGTCATGGTGTGATTGCCGCGATCCATTCCGGGAATGCCGTGCGTGGTGCAATATTCGCGGATCTGTTCAAATGTTGCTTGTTTCATGGTCAGATGTCTAGTGTGGAAGTGATTTCATCGTCATCGTCTAGCGGATTGAATCCGATCATCGTTTTTTCGATATATCCGCGCTTTTTGCCTTTCGTCTTTAGGTAGAAGATGATCGCCGTGGTGTCGCCGGCGGCGATGTTCTTGAAAAGTTGTGATTCGGCGAAGTCCAAGGACATGTTCGCGATCATTTGGACGGCGCGTTTATATTCCGGGAAGTCCTTTAACCATTGATAGTGAGTGTCCGGATGAATTGGAACTAATGCCGCCGCCGTGGTGACGATGCCAAGGTTTGCAGCTAGTGCCGCGATCATGCGCCGTTTTTTTATGTCGGAAATTGTCGGAAAAGCATCCGCGACGAATTTGATTTGTTCCGGCTTCACTTCATTCGGGACCGGGAATGTCGCCATCGGTGCGGCGTTCGCCGGTTGGATTTTTGTCGATGTGGTTGGATCCTTGGTCTTGAATCCCGGTTTTGTTGCTTTCGCCATGTTCAAATATTTGTTGAAAGCCTGTTTTTAGCCGATTTGCGGCGATTCCAGGCGATCCGGTGATTTCCTTCGTAAAGTTAGCGAAATGCGAATTTCGAGCCGTTCCCGCTTGCGTGGCGTGCATTTTCGGCGCATTGTCCAAAAAAGAACCGGTCCGGCGTCATGGCAGACAATCGCGGACCGGTCTTTTTGGGTGTGCCAAGTGTAAAGAAAAAGACGAACCGGACGAAGTGGATCAAACGTCATGCCGGTCATCCGAATCGAAGGTCGACGAAGTCGGTGCGGCACTTGTTGCGGACATAGTCGACCATGACGCCGACGTGATTCCATGACATAATTGTTCCGCCTTCACAATCCGGGTGTGACGCGTCGCCGTCGGCGTGGCGTGGAACATAGGTGACTTTTGATCCGACATCGGACGGCTTTAGTTCGCGTCCTTGGATGAAGTAACCTTCCGGGAAAAGTTGATTGTCTGACATGATGTTGATGTTTTATGTGAATAACTTGGTTTGACGTGTGTGGATCCAACGCGGCGCGGATTCCAGATGTTCGAATTTCATGGCGATGTTGTCCGCGTATTCGCCGCGCGTGATGCCGTGTGCCTTTCGATTTCCGGAATTGCGTGCGACGTTGGTTGAATCTGCCGAATGCATCGGGATCCGGGTGAAGATCTTCCGGTTCATCATTCCGGAAGTCCGTGGATCTTCGCCGGCGGTTGTCCTTGATCATCGCAAATCGTGTCCATCAATTCCGTCATCCGTGTCCACCATGACCGGGATCCAAGGTTCGGGAAGATGTGTGATCCGCCGATCCCGATGATCGGGAACCGTTCCGCAAGGCGGAAGAACCGTTTCGGATCTTGGTGTAAGTGGAAGACCGGGACGCCTGGAATTTTGTCATCCCACGCGCGGACCAAGTCGTCGTTCGCTTCTTCGGATCCGCCGATCACGTCCGGGATGATGCACCAATCGAATTTTTCGTCCGCCGTGAAGGTTTCCACCCATTGCCCGTATTTGTCGAAGTCGATCGCGATGTTTTGCTTCCATGCGGTGAATGCGGAATTGTCCAAGACGAACCGCGTGCAGACGTTGCGGACGATGTCCATGTGTAACGGTGCGAGATAGGGAACCAACGCCGCCCGACCGGTCAAGAAATATTCGGCATCGCGATAACTGCCGCCGATTGGCGTTCCGTGATAAAATATCATGATGGATTGTGTTTCGTGGTGATGATCATGCGTTGACCGGGATGGATGACAAGTCGTGCGATGACCGTGACCGGGACTTCGACCGATTCGGAACAATCCTTCGCGACTGCTTGCAACATGCCTTCCATGGACCGGATGTCGTCTTTCCCGCCGCGAAAGGATTCTATGTAATGCTTCAATGAATAAACTTCAAGATACCATCGTTCGGGAATGTATTGAATCCGGATCATGGATCCCGGCAAAGGGTTCCCGCTTACCGGACATAATCCATCGATGTCGAATTCATGTGCCGATTCGGTGTGATCGCACCGGGATTCATTTGGTTGACGCTTGATCATTGAATTTTTACGGGATCTGCCTTGCGCGCGTGAATCAATAGGTTTTCGGACCATTTCATCAATTCGATGTCGGCATCGGAAAAGACCGGATTTCCGTGCATGGCGGTCAGATCCTTTTTTTGACGTACCATGTCCGTCAATTTTTCGATTTGCGTGATCATCTTGGAATAAAGTTCCGCGCGTTCGCCTTCCGCGATCATGTGGACCGTTTTCAGATCTTGCATGAATTGACGCCGTGTGTCTTCCGTGAGCCGTGGACCGGTGACGGCGATGTGAATGATCTTTGCGGCGATGCGGATCCCGAACGCCGTGGAGAATTGCGGACAATGAAGTCCGGCAGATGCCGCCATTTCTTGAAGTTTCTTTCCCATGGCGATCAATTCGAAATTGTCCATCTGGACCGTGCCGTTGCCTTGCGTTTGCATGTTTATTTGATTTTTTCGGTGATGTCAACACCGAACACGATGGTCCGGTGTTGTGCTTCTTGGATGACTGCGATGGAATAATCGACGCGCATCGCGGCGACCTTCATGTCGCGAAGATTCTTCGTCGATCTGTTTTCAAGGTATGTTTCAACCGTGCTTCGATATTCCTTGACCAACCTTGCGAATTCCTTGTTGTCCATGTAGATCTATTTTTTGTCAAAAGTTACGGTCACACCGGTCGTCGATCGCTTGATCGGCGGATACACGGTCACGACTTCGCCGGTGTCTTCGATGGTGATCGTGACGCCGTCCGCCGGAACATTCTTCAAGAAGGATTCGATTTCCTTCAATTGCGCCGCGATCGCCTGGAATTGGTCATTCAGTTCGTTCCATCGCGGATGATGGCATCCGGTGAAATCGAACTTGGTTCCTTGCTCCTTGATTTCGAAGGTCGCGTCGCCGCGCTTGAATTGCTTGGATCCTTGGCGTTCCGCCGCTTCAAGCAATCTTTCGGAATAGATCTTCGCGGTTGCGGGATTGGACTTTTTGTCGGTGAGCATTGAAAGACATGATTCGATCGATTTGATTTGATAGTGAACGTCGATCGGATCAAGTTGTCCTTCGTCGATGGCTTCAAGTATGGCGGCGGCAAATGATGCGCGTTTTTGCGCGGTCGGGAATTCGGGTGCATCCGTGCGGATGACGCGAAGATCGATGATTGTTTTTTTCATGATTCAAAAATTGATGTTTGTGTGATGAATGGTTTCGTGAATTGGTCGGCAATTGCGGCAGCTATTCCGGTATAAGTCCGGGACCGTTCCTTCCAACGGTCTTTTGTGTCCGGCATCATGTGCATCCGGTTCCGGACTTTTGGATCCAGACGCATCATTTCGGCGCGGACGTTGTTGGTCGGACGAAGGCGCGGCAGATTGTGCAGCCATAAACACGTTCCTTTTTGTTCCGGGTGTCCGAACATCCACGGTTGAATTTTTTGATGATAGCGGACGCCGATTTCCTTGATTGCGTATCCGTGCGGGACCGGATTTTCAAGCATCAACCGCCGGACGCGGGAACGAAGATCCCAACAACGGCGGAAAAAGCGCGCCGCCTGGATCATCTTTTCCCATCGTCCCGGTTCCGAGTGCAGCCATTGAACGCCGGAATGTGCCAAGAAGGTGCAAGGCGGATGAATGATCGCAAGATCGTAAAAGAACGGCGGCAATGATTCGATGTGTGCGAATAGATCCATTTGATGATGAACACCGTGATCCGCTTCCGATGGCAGCAAGTCGCACGACGCCGCATTCCATCCGCGCGCGGTCAAGGCGTCGCGCATAATAGCCGAATATTCACATCCGACGATCGCATTCATGCCGATCATTTTCATTCTGGATCCTTTTTGTGTGAATAGCTGCCGTCGCCGTTGTCGATCCATTCGCGGCGAAGGTTGGTCACGGTCTTTTGTGCGATCGCGTGTTTCAGCATGTTGACGGTGAATCCGCGCCGGCGAAGATAGGTCAACATACACATCACAACGTCGGCACATTCGACGAGCGATTCCGATTCGTTCCCGGATTGATGCGCTTCGATCAATTCTTTCAATTCCTTGCCGGCATGGATCAAGCATCCTTCCGGTGTTCCTTTCGGGAAAAGTTGATCGGCGGCGGACATCCATTCGTCGACCACGCGGTCCAAAGGTTTGTTCATGGTGTTCCGATAGTGCATGTCGACGATCGGTGTTTCAGTTTTTGACATGATTTGATGTTTGTGATTTTTTACAATACGATTTCGCGCGCAATATCTTCGTGAATTGGTTCATGGACGAATCCGACCATCACTTGCGCGAGTGCTTCCGCGACTTCTTTTTCGGTGATCTTGAATCCGCGTTCATTCAATGACTTGGTCTTTATGCGGACATATTCTTCCCGGCTGCACGGGATGACGCCGGTGTCGGTCTGGATCTTCAAGATCCGGCGGTTTTCGCCGACCGGCTGATCTAGTGCAAGTTTTGCCATTGCTTCGACGATGGTCAATTTTTCCTTCCCGGTCAACTTTCGACCGGCGATTGATTCGATCAAGTTCAAAAATTGTTCATGTTTCATTGTCGTCCGGTTTTTTAGCATGTCAAGAATGATCCGGCATTTCTTGTAATATTTTATTTCGAATAGTGCTTGCATTTCGGTAGCATGGTCGGCGATGGTCTTGAATTTCCACGATTTCCAGGCGAAATAAAGCGCAATACCGACGGCGATGATGATGGTGAATGTTGACGCGTTGATGTTCATGGTGATGGTTTTTGGTTAGTTTTTGCAAATGTGAATGACAAGGTTCATTTGTGTCGCATGGACAAGCGGTCCTTGCGGGATCCGCGTGAATGTGAACTTCCATTTCAAAAGGTCGAATTCTTCTTGCGGGATCCGCATCAAGTGAATTCCGGAATGGATGTGCGTGAAGATGTTTTGCATGTGGTTAGTTTGGATGAATGAAACAAATCATTTTTCCGAATCGACGCGATTCGCGATTGAAAAAATGGAATTCGACGCGTGTAGGTTGTGATGGTGTGATCCAAGATCCGGTTGCATAATAGCCGGACAGGATGAACGGGAACAATTTGATCATTTGTGATGGTTTTGATGTGATTGTAAAGGTAAAAGGAAGGATCCGGAAATTCAAGTCCAGATCCTTCCGGGATTGGTTAGGCTTCGACCGCTTCCGGTTCGTCGGCGGTCTTCTTGCGACCGCGCTTTGACGGCGGCATTTTGGCGTCGACGCCGGAATCGATGCCGTTCGGCGATTCGTCGTGATCTTCGAACATGGACAATTGTGGATCCGGTGCGGATTTCCCGTAGTCCAGATATTCCGCCGCTTCTTTTTCGATGCGGTCGATGGATTCTAGCAATTGATCGATGAACTTGTATCCGGTTTCTGATTCTTCATTGAATCGGGTGAATGGAGTGTTCACCGTGACCGTCTTCCCATTTTTCAACGTGCGGATCCCGGTGATGATGATTCCAGGATCATCTTCCGCACCGCCGATCGAATAACCGGACACGCGGAAATCTTCCGTCGCTTTTTTTGGCGGATTTCCGAATTGCTTGATTTCTGACACATCCACGAATCCGGCAAGAAGTGTGAAATGAAGTGTCAATCCGGCGAAAGCTGCCTTGAAGTCGTCATGAACCGGTGTTTTCGATTCGATTGTTGTTTTTGCCTTCTTTCGTCCTTCACCGGTGACGAACGAGATCAACGGCGTCGCGCCTTCGATCAACTTGACCTTGACAATTTTGCGTTCCATCGCTTTTTTTGATTTGGGTGTATAAAAATGCCGGTCACGGAATGGATCCGCGCCGGCGTTGCTTCAATATGAATTCGGACGAAGTTGCGGTTCCACGTCCTTGATGATGACGTCATTCATTCGGTTCAAACCAATCCACCGTTCGCCCATGTAAGTCAAGATCTTGAACCATGTGCCGCGCGGCAGCTTGGATATGATTGGATTTTTTAGTTGCGTCAGTTCGAAGTCGATGTCGGTGATCTTCTTGTTGTATTCATCGATCTGACCGACGATCGCGTTCGTCTTGGCGCAATGCGCGTTCCATTCTTCGACGGTCGCGGTGATCGGTGCGGTGCATTCCTTCGTCAATTCCGCGATGGTGTTGCGGTGATCTGACCTTTCGAATTCAAGTTGTTGGATCTTGTCGATCGCTTCGACAAGAAAGTCGGTTGTCAATTGCTCCATGATTGTGATGTTTTAGATGTTGTCGTCAATGTGATAAAAAAGACACGCGACGATCTTGGTTTGCATCTGGACCATGGACGAATTGATGAATTCGAAATTGAACTTCCGTCCGGACTTGGACATGAATTCGAAAAAGCGGTTGATTTCGTCATTCAGTTCGTTCGCATCGCGTGCCACGATGACGCGGCATTTAGTTGTCTTTTTCATGTTAGTCGATGTTTTGTTGCATGAGTTGAAAGCGGATCATCGCGTGACGACATTTCATCGTGAACTTGAAGTCAATGTTGCCGTGTTCGACTTGGACTTCACATCCGGCGTCAAACATCTGATAGGCGATTTCCTTCACTTGGTTCGCGGCTTCCGCTTGGCTTGCCGCCTGGATTCTAAGGACCACCGGCGACGATGAAGACGCCTTTTCGGTTGATCGATGCGGATGCGATGTGATGGTCAATGCGAAGATCTTTTCCATGATTAAAAGATTGAAGATTGTTTCAAAATTGGTTTGCAAGTCCGGGCAATGCCGGTATAAATGGCGATCGAAACTTCCACGCGGTCGCCGGCTTTCGGTTTGTCGGCGACATAGTCGAAGTCGATCCAGAATGTCGAACCGTAGTCGGTCACGACCTTCGTGTCGCCGTTGATGTTGTGTTCGGGAAGGACGGTCACGGCGACCGTGATGCGTGGCATTCGCTGACCGTCTTGAACGATGATTTGTTCTTGCATGATTCAAATGGTTTAATTGTGAATTAAAATTGTGATGATAGAAAAGTGCGTCACGAACGTCAGGACGTCGATGATGACGTCAAGAATTGCCGTGAAGACATGATAAAACTTTTGCCCGTTGTCTTCGATGAATTCGAATGACACTTGCACACCTTTCGGAAATGATTCCATCGGCAAGACTGAAAGCGCGGTTCCGGTGTGCATGATCTGCATCGTTTGGATTTGTGAAAGTTGCATGTTAGTCGGTTTGAAGTTAGTCAAATGGATTCGATTCGCCGTCCTTGGAGCCGTAGAATGTTGCCTTGTCAGCATTGCAAAAATAGGTCAACACACCATCCGTCGAAAGATGCGGATAATTGTGGAACCTTGTCAATAGTTCGAAGGTTAACACGATTTCACCATTTTCGCCGTATTCGATCCGAAGGCGATCACCGGCGGACGGTTGAAACTTGCCCGGAACTTCGACGAATGTGTTTTGATTGGTGTCAGGATGCGTAAAGAAGACGCGTGTGATGATGTTCATGATGTGATGTATTTTAGAAATGGTTAGAAATTCGGATCCGGCTTCGTGATGTCTTCGAAGGTGTTGTCGTCCACGGTGATCACCGTGTCGGAAGATGTCTTTTCCTTTTTCGGCTTTTCGATGATCGGCGTGATGCGACCGGCGCGGAAAAGATCATTGAACATGAAACGACGGTTCGTGTGCGTGCCGGCGAAGACGGATCCGTTGATCACGACTTTCTTCGTCCGGACGGTCATGAATTCGTCATCGATCGCGATCACCTTGTTTTCGATCTTCACGGAATAACCGGGAATTGCGAGTTCATAGCGGTCGCCGACTTCCGGAATCCAAACCGCTTTTTCATCTTCCCAAAATGCGCGCGCGCCGCCTTCCGCGTCCCGGTATTCCGACACGCCGTCATGTGTGACGATGCACGATTCGCCGAATGGATAATAATTCGGAATGATGTCCGTGATCGTGAAGATGATCTTGCCGTTGTTGATGGCGAATTTTTGTCCGATGCGAAATGTGATGTGTTGCATGATTGTGATGGTTTTGATGTGATGTGTGATGTTTCGGTTTCAAATATAGAAACACTTCCCGGAATAACAAATGTTATTTTTCCCCATTTCGACCTATTTTTTCCGCCATTTCGACGAAAAAGGCGGTGTTTTTTGCGCTTCCGGCTGATTTCCAGGCGGATCGATGTCCGTTTCGCCGGTCTGGATCCGGTTCATGTCCTTCCATGTAGGCTTGAACCATGGCGTCGCGCGCATGTAGTCGGATATCAAGATCATGAAGTCTTCGACGGACCGGCAAATTTCGTACTTGTATCCCATCGACCGCGCCCACTTCATAAACATGATTTGATCGTCGGTTTGTTCGTTCGTGCCAACTTTCATTTCGATATAGAAACCATGGAATTCACCGGACGGGATGGACAAGAACAAATCCGCCACGCCACGCACGACGCCCATGCGCTTAAATTTAGCCGCTTCGATGACGTTCCGGGATCCACCATTCGCCGGATGGAAAAGACAGTAAACAAAGCGCGCGTATTGCATCCGGAACCATGACACACAATGCGCTTGCAATTGATCTTCCGAAATATGGAAAGGATCTTTCCTTCTTGTTGGAGTTTTTGACATGATGAATCGTTTCAAATGGTTTTTCAAATGTAGGCAAAAAAAAGCCGGCGGACCATCACTTCCGCCGGCGTACTTACTAACCATTTGAAACATCACGATCGCACATCACTTTGACCGTGTGTAGATCCCAAAAATAAAGGATCTGCCGGAAATACGAAACATCTTTCCGGATCTTTTGGCGATTTATTGTCAAAAAAGTCATAAACGCACATCCTTCGCGCCATTCCATCGACTTCGTCACCGCCGCCGGATTTCAATAGTTCGACTTCCATCACCTGACCAATCGTGCGCGCCGTTCCATGCGCTTCACGCGCTGCACCTTCCGCCGTCTTTTGTCCGATCAACCGCGCGCGCGCGCGTTCGCGATATTTGATCCATGCGTCCGGCTCCAGATGTCCAAGTTCGACCAAGTGATCGAATGTCATCGACGCCAAGAAGATCCGACCGGTGTCGTGATATTCCTTCCGCCGGTCTTCCACGAATGCGACCATTTCGGCGCGACGTGATTCCGGTGATGGCGGCGGAAGTTGTTTTTGGATTTCGTGGTTGACCGCCTGGAAAGTTTGTTGTATTTCCGGCGCAAGTGAATTCCGGTGTTTGATGTATGCCGACAACACGCCGCCAAGATAGTCCATCGTGAACGCTTGAAAGTGATGGATGATTTTTCCGTCGGGTGAATGCTGAATCAATCTTCCCATCGCATTTAATTCGAAGGCGTGAACGATTTCATGGTGTGTCAGTTTCGGATAATGCACCGGGATCATTTTTTTCATCAACATCATCACCGGCTTCAAATCGTCCGCCGGGATCTTGATGCCGGTGATCAATGTGATCGACTTCAAGATGTGCTTGACCGCCGCATTCAGTTCATCCGGTCCTAGCTTGGAAATTGCCGGCGCGCAATTGGCGGCGTGGAATATTTCCGCCGCTTCACAATTCGATGTTGTCAATTGCTGATATACTTGACGCGACACGGGATGAAGATCCGTTGACGTGATGACCGTTAGTTGATTTTTTTGTTCCATTGTTAGCCGATTTGATGTGTGCGATGATGTTGGTTAGATTCGACGCGATGTCTTGAAGACGAATTTTCCCGGATTCATAATTTCCCCACGATGACCAATTTTTCAAGATCAATCCGAAAGATTCGATCGTCAGTTTGTCAACGCGTTCCGCCGGTTCGTCTGGATGCGCTTTCCGGACTTGGTCTTGAAGGTAGGTGCAGATCGTTCGAAGACCTTTGTTTCCGGCGGCTGAATTCATCGGATCCGCGCCGGTCCTTTCAACATGAAAGTCGACGTACAATTTCCGCGCCGGTTCAATAACATTTGTTATCGGATCCTTTTTTTTGTCTGTATTAGAAGATGATGATTTATCATCATCTACTATATTACTATTATTATTAGTAACATTTGTTATCCCGGAATTTTTTTCGTTTTCGAATTCAAGGACCGGCGCGCCGTTTTTTGATGCCTTCGCCGTGGAACGCTTGCGGGACGCGGCTTTTTTAGGTTTGTCCCATCTTTCGGACATTCCTTTTTTGCCGGCTGACGCACGCTTTTCCGATATGATTCGGCGTCGTTCACACGCTTCTTTTATTGCCGGATCGGATAACAAACCGCTAACAAAATGATAACACTTGTTATCGATCAAAATTTGCAGATCTGCCGGCGTGCAACCGAGTTGTGAACACACCACGTCGACCGAACATTCGCCGTCGTTGGTCGCGATCACTTCCCGCACGCGCGCATAAAGACCATACGCGGCATTCCCGCCTTTAGCGATCAATGACATACATTCCGGACGATTCCGGTTGTTGTTATCCCATTGAAAAAACCAATTACTTCCCATGTCACTTTTTTAAAAGGTCAATAATTTGATGGAGTGTTTCGGCGCATTCCGGGCAGAGCCGGGAAAATAAAGATCCTTCGATTTCGCGCCGGATGTCGTCTTTCTGGATCGTTCCGGTCCCGGAAGTGCCTACAATGCCCGCCGAATCGATTCTTTTGCGGTTTCCTGACCGCTTCGCGACGATCTTGGATCTTCCCGTCGTCCGGTCGGCGCGTTCCCGTTTTGCCGTCTTTCCGTTCGTCTTGACATTGATGATCTGACGGATTTTTTCGACGTGGTGCGGATAGATGTCCGCATCGAAGTCCCAATTGTATCGAATTTTTCGTCCGCGCTTCTTTTTTTGAACAAGACCGATTTCGATCGCTGCCGCGATGAATCCGTTCGACAATTTATGTTTCCGTGCAAAGTTGGTCGGGTTCCATTTGTTGACGCCTGGAAGATCGCGAAGTTCCGCTTTCAATTCGATCAATGCTTTCATGTACTTTTCGGACGTGCGGATCCGGTCCGGTGATGATGATAGTTCAAATTCCTTTTCCATGGTTAGAATGAATTTTAATGTTTGGCGACCGTTGGTTGATGAAGTGTGCGGTTTTCGGCGCGAATCAACGCGTCTTCCGGAAGTTCGACCGCGTGCATGATCATGTCGACGATGGTTTCCAATTCGTCTTTCTTCGACTTACCTTCGAAGTAAAGGTCGAAGATCTTTTGCGCGTTCCGCATGGCGCGGACTGCCTTGATCAATTCTTTCAATGACTTGATGTGCATGTTTGAAAAACGGACCATCGCTTCCGATGCTTCCGTGATAGATACGAACTTTTGTCCGCCAAGCGCGGTTTCAACTTGGCAATGCGCCGTAAGTACGGCGGCGGCGTAATCGATCGAAGTTTTGTTGATGTTCATGATGCTTCCTTTTTTATGGTTGTGAATTATTGAATGTGAAGTTCGCGGAAAGGTATTCGGACACCTTCGCCGTCAATGTGACGTCGTCAAGCAATACGGCGGTGATGTCGTGAAGTGATGTTCCTTTGATGTATAGATGATTGATGATGATGCGCGGTCCAGAATGGAACCAATCGGCGACGAAAGTCATTCCGATCGCCGGAATTTCCGTGATGTGTTGCATGATGTGATGTTTTTAAATGGTCCGGCAATGATAACAAATGTTATTGACACGAACCAAATTTTTCGATAATCGCCTGGAAATTAGTCGAAAAAACCGCGTCGGCATTCCACCGATCGCGGTTCGTTCTGCCACGTCTGACCACTATTTCGCGGTATAGTACCACCGGCGCGGACGACCGACGTCATAATGCACGAATCCGGCATAAAGCGAAAGTCCGCCGTCTTGGATCTTCCC